GCCTTGAGGACGTAGCCGGTGACGGTGGACTTCAGCTCCTGGTCATCGACGATGACGACGAGCGAGTCACCGAGGCCCCACTCCTTGCCGAAGCGGGCCTGGCTGTCCTCCATCGGGACGACCTGCACGTTGATCGCAGTGAACCCGGAGTCGACCAGGGCCTCGTCGCCGGCCTGCTGAAGCTCGGCCCAGTCGTTGGTGTTGCGCTGGTCGACGAACTGCTCGATGCGCCGGCCCCAGTCAGCCTCCGCGGCGATGGACTCCGCGTTGTCGACCTGGAGGAACTGGCGCTCGGTGAGGTCGCCCTGGCCCGCCACGATGGCGCGCGTAACGCCGGGCGGGGAGATGCCGACCTTCTGCCCGGACAGCGTCCCGTTGCGGACGTCGAGCCGGACGAACGCCGTGCGGTCGGTGATCGCGTAGGTCTCGAAGACCAGGTTCGATCCCCGCTGCACGACGCGGAACCCGAGGCTGCCCAGGAGGGCGATCTCGGTGAGGAGGTTGCCGAGTACGGGGAAGCGGGCGGACTGGGTGATGATCGGCCCGCGCGCCAAGTCCGTGCCCATGATGAGCCCCGTCTTGCGCCGGGCTGCCGGAGCGAGGGGTCCGATGTTGGCGTTGACGTACGCGTGCATGACGGTCTCGACGCGGCCGGTGCGCACGTCATGCGCTTCTGTCTGACTGGCGCCGTCAGCGTTGGACGGCTGGGGGAAGGCCAGTGCGTCAGCCAGACAGACGGTGTCTGACACGCCCGTGAAGGACACCGTCCCGTCCGGGTCGGTGGGAGTCGAAGCGAACTCCGAACTCACCATCGGCCCGGACAGGAGGACGTCATTGGGGCCGGTCACGATGATGCCCGAGCCGGGCGTCCGGAGCGTGTCACACAGTGGGTGCTCGGACGCCAGGCTCAGCTTCCAGGAGCCGAGGTTGTTGAAGTTGTCCGTGAGTTCGAGGACCAGCTCCTCGGGGCGGATGATGCCCCGACGAGCCAGAGCCTTGTCACGCACCTCGACGGTGATGTCTTGCAGGCGCACTCAGATCACCATCCACTTCCGGGGATACCAGGAGCAGGTGATCTGCGAAGCGCTGGTGGTGTTCAACAGGGAGGCGACCGCGGTGGAGTCACCGGGCTGCACGGTCCAAAAGCGTGGGGCAGTGTCCAACAGGTCGTACCGGTTGGCGCCGGTCTCGTCTTGCACTGTCCCCTTGCGTGTGTCGACGATGAGCTTCTGTCCGACAGTCAGGGTGCCGTTCCACTTCAACGTCTCACCCGTGGGTGACGTCGCAGTGAAGTGGTCACCCGGACCGCGGACCTCCCACACCGGGTACGCCGCAGCGTCACCCGAGTTGGAGAGGTCGATCGAGCCGATCGCCTGTGAGGGGGCGACCGCCATGGTCACCATGTTGGCCAGGAACGCGCTCGCTCCAGCGGCACCGGAGATCGTGCGCACCTGCTGCACCGAGCTGGTGAAGTACGGGTCGCCAGCCCGCAGGGTGATGACCGTCTGGAACTCACGGCCGCCCACCGTGTCGTCGCCGTAGGTGTACTCGCCTCCGCCGACGCGGTGGACCTCGGTCGACCACGTCACCCCGTTGCCCTCGTCGAGGACCAGGGTGCAGCCCCCGGCCAGCACGAGGGCCAGCCGGGAGAGCTTCGCTTGGAGGTCCGCACGGTCGAGCGCCAGGATCTCGATGGGCAGGTCGATGTCCCTGGTCTGGACTCGGGTCCCTCGGAAGACGGCGCCGTCTCCGGCGCCTTCCAACCACTGGACCGAGACCGGGGGCAGGCCCAGGCCAGTCACACCGGACTTGGCCTGGAACCCCACCCCCTTGTCGTCGATCTCGTTGAGGTTGATCGTGTCTGCACCGCTCACGAGCAGGAGCTTCGGCACTTACTTCACCATCCCATCCGTGCTCGGTTCGCGGCGGCGAACAGATCCTCTTCGGAGCCCAGCGAGGAGCCGGGCGCCGCGTAGTAGTTGAGAGTCTTCGAACTGCCTCCAGTCGAGGAGCCGTTGCCCAGGGCGCTGCCCACCGCCGAAGCGATGTTGCGTGCCGTGGAGTTGGACGTCTGCCCGATCATGAGGCTGTCCTCCACCGCCGCGGCGATGTTGGACTGCTCGGAGGCCAGGCCCTTACGGAAGCCCTGACCGACGTAGGCGCCGATCTTGGCCAGCACCCGCGAGGGGGAGTGGATGCCCAACGCCTTCTTGATGGCAGCAACCATCGAGTCGGCGATCTTCAGCATCTGCTTCTCGATCTTGTCGGCCTGGGATTCCAGGCCCTTGACCAAGCCCTCAGCCATGTGGATGCCGTTGTCGTACATGACCTCGGACGCGGTCTTGCCGACCTTGCCCGCGGCATCCTGGAGCTGCTTCTCCAGGTCGTTGACCTGCTTGACGCCAGCGGAGCCGGCGCCGAGGATCGCCTCGGCCGCAGCCATGCCCGCTTCCGGGCCGGCCTGTGCGAGCTGGTCGAAGATCTCCTGGTTGAGCCCGAGCTTCTTCAGCTTCGCGAGGACGTCAGCGAAGTGCTTCGCCTGGTCCACGGACTGCTTCAGTTGCTCCAGGATTCCGGAGAATCCACCCTCCATGTTCGTGACGTTGGCGTCGTCAACGATCTTCTGGGCGATGCTCGCGGCGTAGTCGGACTTCGCCTTCTTGAGGTCCGCGAGGGACTTCTTGGCGTCGTCGATCTTCGCCTTGAGCTTGTCGTAGGACCCGAGCAGCGTGTTCAACTGCTTCTGGTCGGCCTTGACCTTGGCGGTCACCGACTTACTCAGCTTCGCCTTGCCGATCAGGTTCGTCAGGTCACCAAGGGACTTCTTCACGTTGCCGTACTGGGACTCAAGACCCTTGATCAGGCCCTTGATGATCACCACACCGGCGTTGTAGAGAAGGACCTTGTCCTTGGGGAGAGGACCCTTCCAGTCGGTCAGCTTGTCGGTGAGATCACCGAGGGTGGACTTGACCGAGCCGAACATGCTCTTGACGCCGGAGATGAAGCCCTTGATGAGCGCCTCACCGGCACGGAGCAGGATCTTGCCGAGGTCACCGAGCGCGTCCTTGGCCCGGCCGGGGAGCTTGCCAACTTCCTTCGCGGCCTTGCCGATCCAGTCGCTGATCGTGGTGATCAGCGAGTTGAGCTTCGCCGTGGCCGTGGTGCGGATGGAGTTCCAGCCGTCCACGAAGAACTTCTTCATCGACGACAGCCCGTCGAGGACGAGCTGCTTGGCGCCGGTGAAGAACAACCGGATGTAACCGGTGATGGCCTTCCAGCCGTCCGAGAAGAACTTCCCGATGGCCTTCATCCCGTCCAGCGCCAGGCCCTTGGCCCCGGTGAAGAACAGGCCGAAGTACCCGCGGATCGCCGCGAAGGCTCCCGTGCACAGGTCGGTGACGGCCTTCCAGCCAGCCTTGAACAGCGCGCCCAGACCCTTGAGGGCCTTGCCCGCGGTGCCCAGGATTCCGACGTTGAAGAAGAACTCCAGCAGGCCGAGGATCATGTCCCAGACGCCGTGCAGCATGTCGAGGATGCCGTTCCAGATCCGCTGAAGATCCGCCCCGAGCTGGTCCCAGTTCCCGGTGAAGAGATCGAGGAACAGTTGGAACCATCCGGAGACGTACTCCCACATGCCGACGAAGTACTCCTTGAGTCCTTCGAGGACCAGGCCCACTCCGTTGATCGCGGCGACCAGGGCGCCGGCCAGCAGCTCGACGATGAACTGGATGACCGGGACGAGGATCGGCATCAGGAACTGCACGACCGCGAGCAGCGCGTCAATGAAGGGCTGCAATGCTTCGACCACGCGCATGACCGCGTCAGCCAGGGGCGGGAGAACCGACTGGACGACCTCGGACAGCATGGGCAGAAGCGGCGTGATGACGGCTGAGATGATCTTCAGCGCGGTCTCGACCAGCGGCTTGAGCGCGCCGACGACCTTGCCCAACGCCTCGGCGAGGACGGGCAGGATCGGGGCCAGGGCGTCCATGAACGCCGAGGCCAGCGGCATCGCCGCGTCGAGGATCTGCTTGAAGATGTCGGCGATCGGGGGAAGGATCTCCGCGAGGAACCCGAAGGCTGCCCCGAGCATTTCGCCCACGACCGGGACCAACTGCTGAATGATCGGGCCGAGGGTCTGGAACGCGGACGTCAGTGCGCCGGCCAGCAGGTCGACGATCGGGCCGACCATCGGGGCGAGCTGGGCGAAGGCACCGGCCAGCGGGATGAGCGCGGCGGAGACGAGCTTCCCGAACGCGGGAAGCATCGCGCCGACCACCTGCATCAGCGAGCCGAGGGCCTGGCCGAGCGGGGCCATCGCGGGGGCGAGTGCCTGCACCGCTCCGTCGAGGCCGGAGAACAGGGCCTTGATGCCCTGGGTCACGGCGGGCTGGTTGAGTGCGTCAGCGATGGCACCGACTGCCGTGCCGATGATCTCGCCGGCCTGCGGCAGGATCGTCGTCATGAGCTGGCCGAGCTCGATGAACAGGCCCTTGAGCGCCGGACCGGATCGGCCGGCGATGTTGTTCATCGCGACGTGCGCGGCGTTGAAGACGTCAACGAGGCCGGACTGGAAGCCCTTGGAGTCGACGACGTCGTGGATGCCAGCGAGCGCGTCGCGCAGCGTGTGCAGGGACGTGCCGCCCGCCTCGGTCGCCGCCGCGGAGACGCCGGACAGGATGCCGTACGTCTCGTAGAGGACGCCGCCGAGATCCTTCAGGGCCTGGATGCCCTCGTCGATCTCGGTCTTGATGCCGTTCTCGCCCTTGCGTGCGAGGAAGTCGGCGAAGCGGTCGGAGAGGTCGACGAACCACTGGGCGAGCTGCGGCAGGTAGCTGGTGCCGACCTTGCCGAGGGTCGCGATGATGTCCGCGAAGCCCTGCGTACCGCTGGTCGCGATGCCGATCGACTTCGACAGGTCGTCGAACATCTGCCCCATCGCGGGGGACAGGGACGTACCGAGGTTCTTGGCGAACGAGCCGAAGAAGCCGCCGAGTTCGGTGGCCGTGTCCGCAACGCCCTTACGGAACGCGGGGAGCAGAGAGTCGACCATGTCCTTGATCGGCTCGCGGGCCTTGTCCCAGAAGTTCGTGCTGATCGTGTTCTGAAGATCCGAGAGGGTCTTCTTGACCTCGGGGATCTCCTTGTTGAAATCCTTGAACGCGGCGACCGTTACGCCGAGTCCGACCGCGAAGCCACCGAAGAGGCCAGGCAGCAGAGCTACTGCCGGTCCGATCTGCGCGAGCGACGCAGACAGGGCGAAGAGGTTGCTCGCGCCAGCGAGCGCCATGCTCGCGAGGCCGGCCATCGCCGAGGCCAGGGAGCCGATGATCGGCACGCTCTTGTCGAGGTTGCGCAGGATGTTGCCGAACTTCTCGAAGAGGTTGTTCAGCACACGCACACCGGAGAGCGCAGCGAGAGCGGTGGCGACCTTGGCGACCGCGGCGTTGTTCAGCTCGGGGATGATCGAGACCGTGCGGGGCCGGGTCAGCAGGCCCAGGCGAGCCGAGGTCGCAGCCCCACTGACGGCAGACATGTCCGGCTTGATCTTGATCGTCTGCGGGGAGTTGCGGTCACGCCAGTCGTTGAGCTGCTTGGTCATGTCGCGCAGTGACTCGTCGCTGATCTTCAGCTTGATGTGGCCTGCGTCGAGCTCGGACTGGAGCTTGACCTTGTCGCCGCTCTTGGCGCGGTTGGTGTAAGCGCGGACCGCCCGAGCCAGCTCGCCGTTCATCGTGCTCGTGTCGATGCGCGTGTAGATCTTCACCTTGCGCGCGTCCGACTGACGGTTGCGCTGGCTGATCTTGCTGATCTCGGTGAGCAACTGGCGCTCGAAGCCGGCCATGTTGGGCACGACCTGGACCTCGACCTTGAGGTTCTTCTCCTCCTTGTCCAGCGCCTTGCGAGTCTTGCTGCGGAACTCGCTGGTGTCGGGGAGGACGCGGACGCTTACGCGTCCAATCACCTGTCCCTGGGGCATCGCTTACCTCCGCTTGGCGTTGAACTTGTTGTAGAGATCAGCCACGGAGACGCGGCGACCCTTC